GCCCCATCTCGTAGTCGATGATTCGGTTGGTTACGTCGTATGCTTTAGTGTTCTTCATTGTCTGTAAATTTTGGGGAGTTCTCCATGATAAACTTGGACAGGATGTCCTCGATTTCGCTGACCACCTCGTCCACGTCGTTGTTGTCGAGGTCGTACTCCGTAGTCATAAGGCGAGATAGCTGTTGGTAACCGCTGTCGTCCCAAGTGATGCCGTCGGACTTGTATCCACGGTGGTTGAAGCAGTTGCTGACGTAGCACCGCAGGTCGTATAAGGTTTCTTCACTCATTGTCTTCATGATATAGGGTGTCAAGGATGTCAAGCACTACTTGACAGTCGTATTTGATGTCCGCTACTTTGTCGCGGAGGTCTTCGATGATTTCTTTTTTAGTCATTGTTCGTTCTTGATTGGGCAGAGCCGTAGCTCGTGCATGGTTTTGTAGTCAAAAGAATCCATTGGATTGTCCGCTTCGTGATTGAACCGAGTCCATTGGATGGGGTCTAGCGTGAAGTCGTACAGGTCTTCGTGTAGCGTGGTGTCATGCACCTCTATTACTACCTCTGCATCGTCAGGGTATTCTGCGATGAGGTCAAGCAGTTGTTTCTTCGTCATAGATAATAGGTTCGTGTGTGAGAAATTCTTCGATGCAGTCGTACTCGCTTTTGGTTTCGACGTTGTACTTGGAGTCAAGAAACTTTTGGTACACCTCGGATGCGATGTCCCACTTGATGTCGCACGCTTCTTGTGCAAAGGATTCCGAACTGCACTCCATCAGGTGGAGCGTAACGTAGATGTAGTATGGGTTAGGCGTCATAGCTGTCAGAGTTTTTGGGTTTGGGGATACGGAAAGCGTGCATGGTGTAGTCGTCTACGTCGATGAATGCGTGCTTGCGGTAGTACACAGCAGAGATGAACTCCGTGAGCTGTTGCAAAGTCAACGCATAGTCGGTGTACTTGCCTGTGTTGTCCATGACATCGGAAGAGACACGAGCCACCAAGGACATACACAAGGGGGTGTAGTCCCATGCTTGGGTGGCATCTAGTTGGTTCCACGTCAGCCAACATGACTCAGTGGAGTCGGAGCGGTTGGACAGGTCAAGCTCGATGGTGCGGAACACCTCGACACTCACGTCGTCCATGTTCTCTGCCACGTAGTCGTCGTGCTCCATGTCAGATGGGACGCAAGCGGCGTAGTCGTCAGCGTCAGGGGATAGGGTGACATAGGTGCTGTCTCCGTCATGCTCAATCCTGACACACATCTCATCCTTGCGGTATTCGTCAAGTACTTGTTTGAGGTGCTTGTCTGCGAATCCCCGCTTGGAGAAGAACTCACAAGTGGTGTCGCTGTACCCCTCGAAGAGTCCTGCGACAGCGTGTATTACTGCATATTGTTTCATTACTTGTAGGTTTTTTCGATGATGAGGTCAGATGCCTCGTCGATGTTGGAGATGAGTGTGGCAAGAGGGGTCTTGCATGAGTGCTTGCCTTCCAAGGCCGCACATGACATACTCATTAGTTGTGGCACCTCTCGGTGGCGACTGAAGTTGAGGATGAGGCTGACCTTGCTCAGGTCCTCCTGAATTGCTTCGGCAAGTTGCCGTGTGTTCATGTCTTGTAGCATGATGGATTAAATTGAAGTTTGAAAATTTTGAGTCGTATAAGTCTCTCTAACTATACACTCTTCATAAATGAAGAGAGTGTATAGTAAGAGATACTAGATAGTAGCAGAGGGTGGAGTCGAACCACCACACAAGCTCATACTCGTTGCCATAAGCCCTCGGTAAAGGGTAGAAGGAGTAGATATTGCTGTGTACACACCAATGCGATGCCTCCATCGCTAGTGTCACTGCCATGTAACGAATGCAGGTGGAGCCTGAACGTCTAGGTGTCACCCGTTCAGTGGCATTGCTCTCCTTGCCCGCACTCTCCCTTGATGCTTGTTACCCCACGAGGTATCGGGGCGTGTGGAATATATCTCGACCCTGCCGCATCCACACTTGACGGGATTCAAGGTCACTTGTTAGTATGCGTTTAACGTCCGCCGACTAATAGAAGGGAGGTTGGGATTCGAACACAACTGCCATCCTTGGCACCGCTTGATGCCTTGATGTACGCACCCACACGTCGGTCATCTACCACGAGGGTCATCTGCCATGTGTTGTGCGCTCCCTTGAAAAAATCGGGGGGAAGGTGTGACGTTTCACACTCGCATCCGATCGAATTGCATCCCGAAAGGCGTCCCCCCTGTGGTCAAACTTCAATCAACCAAATCTTTTTGTTCGTTTTGCCACTTGTCGTGGGCTTTCTCTACGGCATTGTTGATGGCCTCTGCCTGCGCCCTGTCGATGGCCTGTCCCTGCATACGGGAGAGTTCGACAATTACTTCGATGATGTTTTTCATGAGTACTTGTTTTCGATTCGTTGCTTAGTGTCCTCACAGCAGGAGACCCATGCCTCCATGTTGATGAGTGAGATACGTCCGTCTTCACGGGACTTGTTGTGCTCCTCAAGGATTTGCTCCTTGGCTGAGATGTAGTGGTCAAGACCACGCTGAAGGCAGTCCATGACCACCATCTGCACGAGTGCTCCGTGCTTGTTGTACCCCGTCATGAGGTGGCTGATGAACTCGTCGTTCGTCATGTCTTTGATGTTGTCCATTGGTATTGGATTTGAAGTTTGAAAATGTTGTTGAGAGGTGTTGTATATATACTCTCTTCACTACGTTCAGAGAGAGTATATATACTAACACTCTCTATGTAAGGTCGAAGTTGGTGTTCTTGAAGGCTTCTTCGAGGGTAGCCTTGTTGCCCATGTCTGCCTTGAACCACGCCTCGATGAGCGCACGTTCGAAGCCACCGCAGTGGGTCTGTCGGAGGGATAGTCTTTCGTGTTGTGTCATTTGTCTTTTGTTGTTTCGATTCCCCACCACTCTACTTCCTCGTCGTGGAGTCGGAAGCTGAATGTTTCTTGTAATTGCTCGTTCCATACGCTGTCCAACCACACGCCGTGGTCGTCAGGCGCACCCTGCACATGGGAGGCGGTGAGTCCGCACTCTTGCAGTGCTTTGACTGCACGTTCGCATTGTTCTTGTGTCATGATTCGTGGTTTTCTCGTGATACAGGGGTGAGTTCAAGGCTTATGTCCCACGTTGCTTGGCAGTCCTCGCATTCGTAGTCGTAGAGCCACATGGATGTTCCGTGTTGGCCGTAGCCAACCTCTTGGGATTCGAGGAAGATGCCAGTGCCTCCGCACTTGTGGCACGTGTCGTGATTTTTGTAATCGCTCATAGGTCAATGATTACGCCCTTCTTTTCAAGAGCATCGGTGATAAATTCAGGGAGTTCGAAGCATCCATCGTACCCCGTGAGGCGTACATCTCCGTTGTCATCCCAATACACTTCGAGGATTCCTCCTGCATAGAAGCGGTCACCTCCCGTGTCAAGGTCGTAGGTTTCGTACCACCCACCTGTTCCGTGGTTGGGGTCAATCTCTACGGTGGTGTCCATCTCTACGCCCGTGGCTCGGTCTATGTCAATGTCGTATGCCGTGGTCATAGCTACGTGTGGTAGCGTGGTCTTGAAGTCTAGTTTGAATTTCATGCTTCGGAGTTTTCGGCATCGTTTGCCCATTCAACAAGAGTGTCAATGACCGCATCCTTCGCGTCGTCGCTCATGAATGTGGTGTTGGACAGCATGGAGGCCATGCCTTTTACGTCCTTCGGCACAAGCCGAGCACACCGATTGAGGTCATTGAGATGCTTGCCGAAGTGCAAGTCGTTGAGGTAGAGCACCGCCGCACCGACGGGGCGTTTGAAGAAGTTGTCCATGATATGGAAATTTGAAGTTTAACATTGAGTGGTAAGTCTCTCTAACTATACACTCTTCATAAATGAAGAGAGTGTATAGTAAGAGATACTAACATTATTTGAAGTCCCGAGTGGAGATGCCGAAGGGTCTGAGGTCGATGAAAGTGTCCTCATCGTAGGCGTCGGCCACCATCGCTACGCCTTCGTAGTCGTTTGCGTCGCTCATGTGAAGGTACGAGAGCACCAACTCGTCGTGTGCAAGGCCACGGAACGGGTTGAAGAATCGGTTGAAGAGGGCGTTCATAACTGCTTGTCTTTCAAGTTCTTAACAGAGTCCATTGCCATGCCTGTCAGCATGATGATGCCCACAAGTCCGCAGGCTCCCGCCAATGCGAGGTTGATGTTGAATAGTAGCTGTACCATTTGTTGAAGTTTGAGGGGTTAATTTACTGATTGTCAATGAGTTTGAATGTCTTGTTCCAGACCGTGTAGCCACTTGTAGCCCACTCGTCCTGTGCCTTGCGGATTGCTCCGTCAAGGGTTGACGCTTGGATGGTGTCCTTGCGCCAGTCGTCTCGATCGCGTCCGTAGTACACGTAGTATGCGTATGTGTTCATGTGAGTTTGATTTCGCAGTTGTTCCAAAGGTCGTAGATGGCTTTCTCTTCGCGCTCCACACCCAAGTCAATCGCCTGCCTGCGGTCTTGCACGATGGTGGAGAGTTCGATGTAGGCCATGCCGTCGTCATCGACCCATCCTCCAAGGAGGAGGTTTGATGCTTTGCCCCGTGTCAGCTCACGCAAGTGGGGCATGATGGTGTAGGCAAAGTGGTTCCATGAGAGGTCGTCGGCTTTGATTTCAAAGCACTTGGACGCTCCGCCCACAGCGTAACCACCGCCTCCGTACTCGTTCAGGTCGTGCTTGACACTGAACCCGTCCCATCCTTGGATGGTGAAGTATAGTTCTTGAAGTTTTGTCATCGTAGATGAATTGAAGTTTGATACAGACACCCCAAAGGGGTGTTTCGTCCATTCAGGACTCGTCAGTGTACCTGTACTGCTTTCAGCAGTCGATGAGGTCGGCCAAGGTCATTTGCTCGTCGCAGGTCAGCTCGTCCCACTCGGATGTGGATGTGAGGAGGTCGAAGTCGAACGAAGAGGTCAGGAGGTCAGCGATGAGCTGACGGCGCAGTTGCTTATCCATAGGTATGGGGTTTGAAGTTTGAAATTTTGAGTGGTAAGTCTCTCTAACTACACACTCTTCATAAATGAAGAGAGTGTGTAGTAAGAGATACTAGAACGATTAGAAGGGAACATTATTGCTATCTTCGATAGCAGAGGGGAGAGACGTAGTCTCCATGTGCATGGCCAAGCACTGCGTCAAGGCCTCAATCTTAGCTTCCAAGGAAGCTACTCGGTCAGTTTCACTGACCCCCATAGCGACCTTCTTGGCCTCAATCTTCGATTGCTTCTTCGCCTTGTTCTTGGCGTCCATCTCTTTCAGAGATGCCTTAGCTTCCTTGACGGAAGCTGTCTTAGCCTTCTTCGAAGGCTTGACTGGACCAACTTCGTTGGTCTTCATCGAAGCCTTGTCCATGTGGTCTGCCACCTTCTGTGAAGGTGTCCTCTTCGTCGTCTTACGACGACGCTTCTTCGTCTTGGAAGCCTTCGGCTTGTCCTTAACCTCTTCGAGGTTAGTGACCAACTCCAAAGCTTCTTGCAAAGCTTTGATTGCGGCTGCCTTGCGGTCTGCGGTTGGACGGAAGAGGGCTTGGTTGACTGCCTTCTTGCAGTCGGAAAATTGGAAGTTTGACATTTGAAAACTGTTTATGAGATAATGTATTAGAAAGAATTCATAGAATTCATTCTTTCTAATACATATCTCTACCTTGGCCAGAAGTACTCTAACAGGGTTAGAGTAAAGGTCGCGATACCGCAGGGTCAACTAGTTGACTCGCAGGGTATTGTGTGTGTGAAGAAAGCCGATTGACTTCACTACGAAGTAGTGAGTTTGAAACTATAATTCCGTTTGGCAACAACCTCAATACGAAGTATTGAAATGCTAATAGTGTTTCCCCTCTATTGGGGCTACATATCTAAACCAAGGGTTTAGGTGGGGGATTGTCCAACGTTGCCAGACAGCACGATGCTTCCTGCAGTCTCATGCGTTGGTCGAGGTAACCGATGCTAACTGACTGATACTCAGTCAGAAAAAGCTGAAAGTTGTACGCAAAACTGCTACAAAGTAGCAGGGGGGGGTCGGCAAAGTCCGTTTCGGACTTCATAAGGCAGCGTGTGCAAATATATATAATCCCCACGGTGAACATAACTCACCCCCTTTTTTGACGGATCTTGATTCAGTCCCTTTATATGCCTTGAGACGGGTGTATGATTCTAACTTTCTCATAATCAATACCGTAAGCGACGTTACATAAACCCTTACTTGACGGTTGACTTTTCAAAATTTGTTTTATAACTTCGCGATCTCACAGTGTTTGAGTCAAACATGGCCTCATCACTGTTGAATTTGGAAAAGAAAGAATCGGTATCTTTGTTTTAGACACAGGAATAGCTGTATGATTACACGAACACGACGCCCACAGGGTTTTCAGGTCCAAAAAAGACGGTCGCCAAGGCCTCTGGACTACTTTGCTGCCAACGGCACTAGGTTTAAGCTTAGTGACCCCGAAAAGGAGGAGGCAGAGAAGGATGCAGACACCTATATGAACAACCTCCTCAATGCTCCGCTAGGTTGGGACAAGTCACGCCCCTACGAGGATCAAGTAGAACCACTTGCGGGGGAGCAGAATGACCCACCTGAGTCAGAAGGAGGATTTATGAGCTACATTAAGTCTCTTGGTGGTGAAGCCTACGATTCGGTTATGAATTACATTTCTGGTGGTGAGGAAGAGCAGGCGGCCACGAGGCTTTCCTTCCCTCAAAGAGACAAGGGTCCCTCCGACGGGTCATTTGACCCAGTGTACAATCGCACAGAAGGCCCCTTCGACGTAGCTGACACCACAGGAAATGCTCCCCCAGAGTTTGCAGGTGACTCATCAGCTCCCGTTAAAGCGATAAAAGAACCGAATAACCAGCCTCAGACCCAGGCTCAGCCGACAAGCGGTGGTGGCACCCCAACTACGAGTGCTGAGAGGAAGTTTATTCAGAGGTATTACGAAAGCTCGAACAACCCCAAGGCTGATTCTGGGTATGCAGGAGGTCTTTATGGGATTGCTGAGGGTGCCTTGACCGACGCTATTAAGGATGGCATTGTCCCAGAGGGATCGGATGTGTACGATGAGGCAGTCAATGAGAAGGTCAGAGACTACTACATTGATAAGATGTACAATAAGTCCTGGGTCAAGAACGCCGAAAGCGACATCAGTAGGCTCGCCAGAGCGTACAGTGGGTACAATCAGGGCAGCCGCAAAGCCGTTGAAGGATGGAATGCAGCAAAGAAGGCTGGATTTGATATCAACCCAACCAACTCGGAAGAGCTAGTGGCCCTCATGGATGCCAAGGGTGAAGGTAAGTACGATGGTTACTTCTGGCCGAAAGAGACTCGTGACTATGTAAAAGGTATTGTCGCAGGTCAGTTTGATCCCAGTAGGCTACCCAAGGACTTCAAGCTTGGCCAGCAGATGGATGAAGGAGGAAGACTGGAGGAGGGTGACCCCATTGATCCTAAGAAGATGGCTATGTACAACGATGCCTTTAAGAAGACCATGGGGGGAAACTATGAGAATGTACCTCCCGAGATGATATCCAACATAACCAACCTGGTGGCTGGAGGCGACCTTCTGTCTAAGACGGATCAGATCAATGCCCAGCTGGTTGAGCTTAGAAAGCTCGGTTTGGACACAAACCTGCTCTTTGAGAACCTTGCAGAAGCAGAAGGAGGTGGATTTGGTGCCAAGATGAAGTACGGGGCAGCTGCAAGGATGTTTTCCGAGTAATCATAATAGGCTATATTTGCACCCATGGCAGATCTGACACTCACTATAACAGAAGCGGTCACCCTGAACGGGACATCCCTCGGGGCAACCAATACTCAAACGGTCGCTGGCGTGACTGATGTATTGCACAGAATCTTAGATGTACCGACTTCAGGGTATATCGACTTAGTGAGCTTCGCTTCAGCCGCTTCTGGTGTGGCCTTCGCAGACGGATCTGTAAAGCATCTCAGAATCACGAATTTGGATTCGACAAATTTTATCACGCTTCGCGTGAGGGAAACAAGTGTTCAAGAGTACTTCGTGAAGATTGAAGCAGGAGATTCTTTTATTCTCGGCAACTCAGTGGCGGATGCCAACGATGCAGGCACTGGTGCCTCAGCATCTCTTACAAACATTGACGAAATCGAAGCCCTTGCGGACACAGGAGCCTGTGAGGTTGAAATCTTTATAGCAAGCTAACATGAAACTGAACAAAGGACAAAGGGCTCTCAGTCAGACATCTCAGGGAAAAGAGGCCGTAGCCAAAATGCTCGGGGTGACCCCAGCTGAAGTTGACAAGTATGCCGCTGTGGGCATGAAGGCAATGGGGCCCCAGGATAAGGATATGTACGCTCAAATGGGCATGAGGGCTATGAAGGACTACGGAATGGGCGGAAAGATTTATGATGAAGGTGGTGTCAACGGAGAAGGAGGCCCCTTCTCTACTGCTCAGGCTAAAATCGAGGAAAACCTCTCTCCTTTAAGAGGCGGCCTTCTGTCTCAGATCGAAAGCGATCCTAAAAAGGTGGCATGGGCCAAAGAGAACATTCCTGGAGGACTTGAGAATGCAACCGTATATCAGTTGTCTCAAGCTGCGGACCCAAATCACTCCGAAACTCAGACTAACAGACTTACTAGATTGGCTAGACAAGCTGATCTTCCCGTGGCAACAGAGACTGCTAACCTTTACTCTAGAATAAATAGCGGTAAGTTTGATGTCGGCGTGATGGATAATGCGATGCTTGACAGAGGGTACGACGGAGAAGCTGGTGATATCTTCGCAACTGGTGTTGTTGAGGGCAAGATCCCCCTTGGAGCCATGATCTCTGCAGACACAAAAGACCTCGGGACCGTCGACGACGCTGGTAAGTTCAACTTCAAGGTCTTTGATGTACCGACTGGTGCTGAGTTTCTTCAGACAAACAAAAGAAGAATCAAGAATGATGGCTCTATTAAGGGGGATAACACCGACGATCTGACGTGGTATGCTCAGCTGGGAAGAGGTGACAGAAGAGATGTGTCTCCAGAGACTGAAGTTCCAGAGACAATTATCCCAGACCCACCAATGCAGTCTGGCCCAGGTGATCCCATGGCATCTATTCCAGGAATAGGGCCAAGTCAAATCCCCATGAATAGACCTCAGCCCAGCCTTCAGGGAGGCATGAGACCCCTCAAAGACCCAACACCAACAGGTGGTCCAGGTCCGTCAGGCATCGACCTCGGCGTAAGACCCACTATTCAAGACAATACTTTCAACGTTCTGGGAGGTGGGCGCTACCAAGAACCAGATCCAAGCGTTATTCAGCCAGGGGGTGGTACCGTGATCAACCCAGAAGAAAAAGCTAGGGCGATCGAGTTGGCTAAGATGATGCAGCAGATGGAGGCGCAAAGAGGTATGGGCGGTAGAGCCTACAGAGGCGGAGGGAAGATACCCAAGTTTATGTTGGATAAAATTGACAAGACATCCTACAGAGGCGGAGGGAAAATACCTAAGTTTATGTTGGATAAAATTGACAAGATGATGAGCTTGGGAGGCCGAACGTACAGGTTCGGAGGAAAATACTGAAAACAAAAAAGGGGCGCGAGCCCCTTTTTCATTCTATATACATCCTATCAATCCCGTTCCCACGGCATTGGAGAATTCAAGTGGTTGATCGTAATGATGGCTTCTTGGATTTGAGCTCGGTTCATTCGATCGGTGCAACGATTGACTTTGCGCTCTGGAGTGTCCATGAAAAGAAGTCCGACGGCGATAAGGGCGGCTGATGCAATGGTAAATTTCATTGTGTAAGGTATTAAGGGATTAAACTGAATTTCGTAAATTTGAGCTGCTTGCTGATCTCATTGTACGGATAAAAATCAATTCCGTGCAAGCTTTTGATCGTAAAAATTCGTTAATGAACATGCAACTATCTAAGAACCTGACACTTAAGGAGTGCACAAAAAGCACTACCGCTTTAAGGTTGGGAATCAATAACACTCCAGACGATGAATGGGTCATTCAAAATCTCAAGGCGATTGCAGAACATGTATTTCAACCTCTTAGGGAGGCTTTCGGGTGCCCTATATACGTGTCGTCAGGCTATCGTGGCCCTGAGCTCAACCGTGCTATCGGGGGTTCGCTTCGTAGTCAACACATGGAAGGAAGAGCACTCGACCTTGACGCAGACGTATTTGGACGCTGTACAAACTCTCAAATCTTCGAGTGGATACGAGAAAACGTTACGTTTGATCAAATGGTGTGGGAATTTGGCGATTCAGACGATCCTGATTGGGTTCACGTCAGTTATGTGCATGATGGCGTTAATCGTGGTCGCTGCCTCAAAGCTTGTCGTGACGATGAGGGAAAAGTTTACTACGAAGTAATGTTTAATACTCTCTGATATGCTAGGACTAGGAAACACACTAACCACTGCCCCCGCTCTCGACGAATCAATAATCACCCTGTCGGCTTTTACTCTTTTAATTGTCGATGAAGCCCCTGATGACGAAAACGTTATTTTTGCTGCATCCTTTTCCGATCAAACTCTAGACGACGTTCTAGGTTATGACGGGGCCAACAACAGCGCTGGTGATCAGCAGGGGGGAACTTACACGTTAGAGGTGAGCAGGCTTGATGGATCTAACAGTCCAATATCAGGAACTGGAGGGACGTCTTCTGGTGCGGTTTACGCATATAGGGCTGTTAGCACTTCTGGCCACAGCCCTGGGGTAATCTATCTCAGCGCCGTAAACACCCCATCAGGAATTTCCACAGTTAATTTTCAAGAAGAAGGTTCAGCGCTCATTGATTTGAGTACTTTCGGAGGTGATGATATAACGGGAACCGCCGCCTCAAGCAATTACAGATTCACGCTTACTGTCACTAGTTCTGGATATACTTCGGCTCAAACGGTAAGCGCTGACACTGCAATCGACAAACCATCATAATCATGGCAAGAAGAATAAAACTGGGATTCAAAGCTTCAAACACTGCAAACGGAACAGCAGTGGCATCAAAGGCAAGCAAGGGATCCAACGCAAACAACTTTACCCAAGCCACTTCATCAAAAAAGCCCACAGCGAAGTCAATAGGCAACGCTCACTCCTCTGTTTTGCCAATAGTAAGTAGTACAAGCTGCGATGGAGGAAATGTCATGAGTCTTGCCTCAACAGAATCCATAAGTCCGATCTCCACAGGATACACAATGATTTGTGCGTGGACCAATGGTGACTATACCAATGACACTTGGCTGATCAGCGGAACGTCAAACGATGCTCACTGGGGAATTAAGGCTGGGGGTGCAGATGTTATATTCAAGGCCGACGGTAGCAAGGCTGCCGCTGGAGAGAGAGATTACCCTATAAACTCAACTGCCAACAGCACCACTTCTTACACGTTTGGATCAGATGTAGAAATGATTGCTATCGTGGTGGATGCGACGTCATTCCCCGCCGCGGCTGACATCTACAACATAGACGGAGACAAGATTGCAGACGCTGCTGCGGTAAACGTCAATGGCATCTCCTCAACGTTCCCCATTGATCACGTTTTGGGAAAAAGCGACGGAACGCTTGGATTGAATGGTGAAATTTTAGATATTGTGATCTATAATGAGGCTCTTCCTGTCAATATAATTACAGGCAAGGGAAACATGTACAAGAGCCTCAAGGATTGACAATTAACTTGAATGGAAAATAATGAACGACAGTCATTTTTTGTGACTGGTTTGCCTCGCACTCGCGGGGCTTGGTTGGCTCACTACTTAAGCACCATGTCGTGCTGTGAGCATGAACCTGGAATTAGAATCATGAACGGCACTGTGCCCGCAGACTTGTGGCCTGGAATACTAGGTGCAATCGGCGGCGTTGATTCAAGCTTCCCGCTTTGGGCAAAAGACTTCTATAACGTGTACGGAGATCGCCCTGTAGTCATCATAAACAGAGATCCGCTGGATGTGATTGAGTCACTTAAAAACGAGTTTCCAGCGGGCGTGGGTGATGCCTTCCCATTTCAGTATGGAGAGATAATTTCTCAGGCTCTTATTGAGCTTGAAGGTGTTCGCTCTCTTTTTACAAATGTGCTAGAGGTGGACTATGATGAAATTGACCATCGGATCGAAGAGATTGTGGAGCACATTGGATTAAAATACAGGTTCGATCGTCAGAAGTTTGAGTACATGGATCGCTTTAGGATCGCGGTACACCCGACGAAGTATCAGCGTCTTCTAGACAGCGGTAATATGTCTGGACGAGAAGCCTTGCTTTTTGGGTGAGTGCGTACCTAACCCTGTAGTTGTACTTCGTTTCATCTCTGAATAGATGATCCTCGTATGTGTTTGAAGGTGTCAGTTTGTCAAAGTGTTTGTAGACGTAACTGTTTTTAACTAACTCATACACAAGTCTTTCGCCTAGCTTCTTTTTATTGTATTCGTAATCCTGTGCTGCGTAATCTAGTGTCCAGAACTCTAGATCGTAGGCCCAGAGCATGAATTGCAGCTCTTTTTCGAAGATGTCGTACCTTCTGCAAAAGTCACTGGTAACGGATCTAATCCTCTTTAGGTAGTTCTTTTTGACGTACCTTTGATTCAGTTTAGAGAAGTCTCGGAAGAGCTTCTTTTTTGACACGGAACTTTTAGGCATAATTGAGGTATGGGGAACTATGAAGATATGGAAGAAGAAGGCTTCTGGTACGAAATACAGGAGATTTCTGGAGCAATTCAAGAGCTTGTACACAAGTATGGCATGGAGGATCGTATCATTTCTGCCGTTGTAGTTGGTCTTCTTGAGCCATTGACTGAAGATCAAAGCAATATGAAGGCTTTCTTCAACTACAATATGCAGACTATGGATGAGCTTGAAATCATCACTGAATTTATGAGAGACTCTTACACCCCGCCTGATAACGGTCCAGACTTAGATGACCTTTTGAATGGGTTGGGTATATCACTAAATTAAAATGGAAGGACTTATTAGAAAAATTATCATCGGGCGAGACCCGAAGGATGCCATGGCGTATTACGTCGGAATGAACGCTGGAAGAGGCAAAGTCAGCGCTATAGTAATGGATGAAAAGCACTTACATGTGCACGGAAAGAAGAGATATCTTGTATATTTGCAAGAGGAAGACGAGTCCCAAGTATTGTGGAAGGTCGTAGACGACATGCCATGTTTGCTTGAGTTCGATCTCAATTTCTAATTCAATGAAGACATTTGATCTCTTCGTCGTTGAACTTGAAAAACAAATCAATGACACTATTAAAACTTCGTCGGGCCTGGAGCTATATGTGGACAACCGCTTCAACGAGTTTAAGCATCGCGTTAATGCTGGCCCTTTGGTTGCTGTTCCTTTTAAGTATGACACTGGCGCACAGCCAGGAGATACTTTGTTCTTCCATCACTTAGTTGTGCTTAATGAGGGTCAAGTGCTAACTGGGCACGAAGATCACTACCTCGTAAGGTATTGTGATCCAAGCATTTCGGTGATAAACAATCAAGCCATTGCCTACAAATCAAAAGATACTGGCGAGGTGCATCCTCTTGGAGGATGGGTCGTGCTTTCACCCGTCGAGGAAGAGCAGGAGCCCGAGTCGGAGGTCATCGAAGTTGTTAGGCTCAAGGAGGACCCCGTCACAAGGGGGGTAGTATCATTTGAGTCTGAGAAGACTAAAGAACTTGGCCTTGAGGTTGGTGACGTCGTGGGTTTCAAAAAGAACATGGATTACCGATTCAAAATCGACGATGTAGAGTACTACAGGGTTGATTACACTGATATCTACTATGTCGAAGAAGAAGTTCACAACGGTTGAGGCCGCCACGCGCCTAATGGCGTCTATGGAGGTAGCCATCAACAACATGATCGACGAGGTTAAAAAGCCAGTTGATCCAGAAGCTGGAGGTGCTGCCAGAAAAGCAGAGCTTCAGTCAATTAAACAAACAGCCACGGACTGTAAAGAGCTAATCGTTGAGAGACAGCGATTGGAGCAAATGATCAAAGATATTAGTACTAATGGATCAATCGAAGAAGCAAAAGACTACAGCGGAGGTTTCGCTGAAAGATTCTCTAAGTGATTGGAAAAAAATAGTATGGCAGTACAGCAGAACAGACTTTAAGTTTTGGGAGGACTCCTGGAATGATGAGTTTGAGGACTAACCGCGAGTATCCCCTCAAGCTTATACCTTGTAGAAAGGGTAACTGGTCACATGTGGGTTCAAGTCCCACCTCGCGGACAAATTAAATCAAATGAAAAAACAAGCATCAACCTACATTCAGAAGAAGCGCATAAAGAGAGCTGATGTACACTCCAAGACTAAGCACTCTAACAACAAGTCCTCTAAGCACTACTCTAAGAAGTACAGAGGTCAAGGCAGATAATCGTATATTTGTTTTGTGAAGAAGCGCGATTACAAAAAAGAATATAAGAAGTACGGTAAAAGCCGTGCAGCCAAAAAGTATCGCGCTGCCCTCAACAAATACAATAGAAAGAAAAAGACCTATGGCAATCGAGACGGCAAGGATGCCGCTCACTCTGGGTCAAAAATTAAAGGGTTTTTGAAAGCAAGCATTAACAGAGCCAACAACAGGCCAAAGAAGCGCAACAGCAAGGGCTAAGGCATGCGCCTGTAGCTCAGCTGGATAGAGCATCTGCCTTCTAAGCAGACGGTCACAGGTTCGAATCCTGTCAGGCGTACAAAATTTAATACAATGGCTGAATACATTTGCAAGTGCGAAGACAAGCACGAAGAGTCAAAAAGCGGAGTGTCCATCAAGTTCAACAACGATGGTGCTTACCATGACATCAAGTGTCCGTGTGGCAAGTACATGGAGCTGAAAAATCCAAAGTCAGGCGCCCCTAGCTTCAGAAGCAATAGGTATGGCCAGGTCTACTGATGCTGAGGACATTGTCGGAATTTGCCCCAACGGTACGAAAGGAGACGTTGTTCGAATCGGTGGGCTGGACATTGCACTTCCCGCTCAGCCTCCCAAGACGAAAATTGCAGGATATGGAAAGCCAAACCACCTGCAGCTGTGGAAAAGGATTCCTATGCCCGAGGAAATGCTTCGGATTAAGAGTATGGATGAGTGGGCCGAGATGCCCCGCCCCTTCAGAGAAAAGTTTCGTCCGTATATCGAGGAGGAGTTTCGCCGTAGGCGTGAAGGCTTTTGGTTCTATAATGACGGTGTCCCTACATATATTACGGGCAGGCATTACATGATGCTTCAGTGGACCCGAATGGATATCGGGTATCCAGACTATTTAGAGTTCCAAAGAGAAATTTTTGTACATTTGTCTGCGTGTGAGGCGGACCCCCGATGTATCGGGCAGCTGTATACTAAATGTAGGCGGAGCGGATATACCAACATCTGCTCTGCTGTGCTTCTAGACGAAGCCACACAAGTCAAAGACAAGCTCTTGGGGATACAGTCGAAGACTGGTAAGGACGCCCAGGAGAATATATTCATGAAGAAGGTGGTGTACATGTTCAGACACTATCCCTTCTTCTTCAAACCTATTCAGGATGGAACGACCAATCCGCGCATGGAGCTGGCTTTTCGCGAGCCGTCTAAGAGAATCACGAAGAACAATAAGACTACGCAGACGGGCGAGGCTCTTAATACGGTCATAAATTGGAAGAACACTACCAACAACGCCTATGATGGAGAAAAGCTACATTTGCTCTATCTAGACGAAGCTGGTAAATGGGAAAGACCTACAGACATAAGGGACGCCTGGAGGATTCAACGGACTTGTTTGATCGTCGGGCGAAAAATCGTCGGAAAAGCAATGGTGGGAAGCACCGTCAATCCGATGGACAAGGGTGGAAAAGAGTACAAGGATCTCTGGAGAGATTCAGACCCAGAGGAGAGGAACAAGAATGGGAGGACTAGATCAGGACTCTACCGACTCTTTATTCCTGCAGACATGGCGCTGGAGGGATTTTTTGACAAGCACGGTAGGGCCGTACACGAGGATCCTGAGTCGCCTGTTGAGGGCGTTGATGGAGTGGATATCGAAATGGGATCCCGTAGATACCTCAAAAACGAAAGAGAGGCTTTGAAGCATGACGCTTCTGAGATGAATGAGATTGTCAGGCAGTTTCCGTTTACCACAGACGAGGCTTTTAGAGATAGTATTGAGGGAAGTCTTTTTAATGTGGGTAAGATTTACGAGCAAATACAGTGGAACGACGAGATCTACCCAGATCCAGTTGTTACTGGAAACTTTGTTTGGAAGGGCGGCGAGAAAGATACAGAGGTAATCTTTACCCCCGACCCTGCAGGAAGATTTAGAATTTCATGGATGCCACCTCTTGATCTTAGGAATCAAAAAAAGCTTGAGAGAGGAAAGCGAATTGCGCCAAATGCAGAGCTGGGGGTAGGCGGGGTTGACTCCTATGACCTTGATGCCACCGTCGATGGGCGGGGGTCAAAAGGAGCGCTACACATGTACAACAAGTTTCACATGGAGCACCCATCGAACACTTTTGTACTTGAGTATGCGTCCCGTCCGCCTTTGGCCAAAATCTTTTATGAAGACGTTTTGAAGTCTGCTGTGTTTTATGGTTACCCAATACTTATTGAAAACAACAAGTATGGAATTGCAAGATACTTTGAATCAAGGGGTTACGATGGGTATCTAATGGACAGACCAAGACATCTTACCTCAAAATCAGCTAAGGTAAACGTTAAGACTAAGGGTATCCCGTCTAACTCTCAGGATGTGATTCAGGCCCATGCCCACGCTATCGAGGCATACGTCCACGATCACGTCGGAGCAAATCACGAAAGTGGTGAAATGGGAAAGATGTATTTTAACAGGACTTTAGAGGATTGGATTGGTTACAAGATCGACAATCGAACAAAGTTTGACCTCACCATTAGTTCTGGACTATGCCTGCTCGCCGCTCAAAAAGCCAAACCAAAAATCAAACACTCTGATTTTAAGGAAGCTAGATTCTTCCGAAGATACAGGAATTAACTGAGCACCGCGACATTTACTATATTTGCAAAAAAGTATCCCACACAAGATGTACGGAAGCTCAACTAAAGCCTCAAAATCATTTCCTAATCCGCTTGCAAGTCAGGAGGAAAAGTTGAGCCAGGAATATGGTTTGGGGTATGCAAAGGCTATTGAAGCCCAGTGGAGCGGGTCATCCCCAGATGACTCCTCCATTAACAGAAGAAACAAGGAGTTTCACAGAAACAGGAAGTACGCAAACGGTACTCAAGATGTTGATATTTACAAAAAGCTCCTCAACACCCTTGACCCAAATTCAAGCGACGGATCTCTTATAAACCTGGATTACAGTCCAGTACCGATTCTTCCCAAGTTTGCCAAAATTGTTGTAAACAAGATTCTATCTAGGAATCTCTATCCCAACATTGAGGCGGTAGATCCCCTTTCTACGTCCTACAAGGACATTGAAAAGAAAAAGCTTGAGACTCTAGTTGCTAACAGGGACATACTCATGAAGCTTAAGAAGGCTCATGGGGTTATTGTAAACATGGACCCAGATCAAATTCCAGAGACTCTCGAAGAGGCTGAGATTTTCATGGGTCAAAGCATTAAGCTGGATGCAGAGATTGCTGCTCAGATATCTACCAACCTGACACTGTCCTGGAACAACTTTAGCGAAACGACCTTTAGAAGAGTTGTTAACGATTTGGTTGCTTGCGGAATGGGTGTTGTCAAAAGAGTCAATGATCCTTCTCTTGGAATTACGCTGAAGTACATTGACCCAAAAGACTTTGTTCACAGCTACACTGAGGATCCAAATTTTGAAGACATTTCTTACGCAGGATCTGTTAGAAGAATCTCAATTCAGGAGTTGAAGAGATTGGCTGGTGATAAGCTTACTGAGGAACAATACAAAAAGATTGCAGAAAAATCTGCCTCTAAAAACGGAAACGACTCATCAAAGCTGAACAGAACTTATTACGATAATCAGGCTAGACGAACAGTTTACGGTTATGACGAGTACACTGTCGAGCTTCTTGAGTTTGAGTTTCTTTCTACCGACACCCTTCACTTTGAAGAAAGAGGAAATCGGTTTGGGAATGTAGGTTTTTACATGCAGGGCTACAACTACAAGGAAAAGACTGGTGGAGTTTTCTCAAGAACCCCACATCGTCTTGACGTAACAAATGCCTACGGAGGGTTCTACGTGATGGGGTGTGACTACCTCTTCGACTACGGTATGAAGACAAACACTCCTCGCAACGCTTACGACCTCAGCAGAACAAACCTTTCTTACTCCGTTGTCGCAACAAACCTTGACAACATGGTGCCTAAGTCCATGATTGGCAGCACAAAGGGTTTTGCGGACATGCTTCAGCTGACTCACCTCAAGATTCAGCAGGCCATTGCAAAGGCCAAGCCTGACGGACTGATCATTGATATCGAGGGTCTTGAGAACGTCCAGCTTGGAAAGGCTGGTGAGCTTCAGCCTCTTGACCTTCATGACATCTACGAGCAAACTGGTGTCTTTTACTATAGAAGTAAAAACCCAGAAGGAGGATTTCAAAACCCACCTATCAGAGAGATTGGCAACAGCATTAGAAACATCAATGAGCTGATTAACCTGTACAACCACTACCTTAGAATGATCCGTGATGTCACGGGAATTAACGAGGCTATGGATGCCTCTACCCCAAAGGGTGACGCTCTTGTCGGGGTAAGAGAGCAAGCGATTGCAGCAGGAAACAATGCTATTTACGACATCACAAATTCTGCTCTCTTGATGTTCCAAAAGGTTTGTTCAGATCTTGTAAAGTGCATTCAAATTCTTCCTCAGGAATCTATTGTCTTTCAGTCATACGCAAACGCGATTGGAAGCTCAAACATGGCTGCTGTCACTTCATTTAGTGATCTGCCTATGTTTAATTTTGGCGTTCAGGTGAAAAAGGATATGGACGACAGGGAAAGACAGTTCCTTGAGCAGTCTATTCAAATGTCTCTTCAGCAGCAGGCGATTAGTCTGGAGGATGCTATGGCTGTTCGTGAACTCAAAGATGTTGAGCAGGCAGAAAGACTCTTGTCTGTTAGAAGGCAGAAGAGAGAGGCTAAAACTCAACAGATGGCTGCTCAGAACTCTCAAATGCAGTCCAAGCAAGCTCAAGAAGCTGCTCAGAGCGCATCGCAGGCCAGACAGCAGGAGATTCAGATGCAGGCTCAGATTGAAGTTCAAAAGATTCAAGCAAAAGCTCAGTCTGACATTCAGGTCGCGACTGCCCTTCACGAAATGAAGAAGGAGCTTGAAATTATCAAAGCTCAGGCGACACTTGGATTTAAGACTGATGATCAGGAGTTCCAAGAAAAGCTCGAAGTCTTGAAAGAGGATAGAAAAGATGAGCGCGTTGACAAGCAGGCTGTCGCTCAATCCAAGCTCATGAGCCAAAGAAAAGATCGAAGAGGTGAGCTCACCAATTCAACTACCCAGAATATCATCAGAAACTTGACAGATGGCGGCAACTAAACTAAATCTTGACGTATCAAAAGAGCTTGACATCACTATCAGAAGGGGTGACACTCTTAGCTTTGATGTTACCGTAAAAGACACGGATGGAGATGCGGTAGATCTTACTGCATACAACTTCAGTATGGACATTCGGTCCAACATTTCCCCTAAGCTAAAGAACACAAGGACCGACGTGGTTTTGTCGGACTCTCCTGGCGGAAAAAACTCTTTGCTTTTGACGCTTTCTGGGGCGGCTGATGGAACCCTTTCTATCTTTGCAACAAGAGAGGCTATTGCTGGCATTGGTCCAGGAACATACTTTTATGACATCAGCGCAGACAAGTCTTCAGACGCTTCTAGTCAAACTTGGTTTTATGGAACGTTTACCGTCTCTGCGGATGTAACCCTTAGGTAATGGCCGTAGAATTTACTCTACCCAGAAAGAAGAATGCTACGGTGAGCTTTCAGGCTCAATCTTCTTCTGAAATATCATCTTCAATAGAGGCTGGTGACGTTAAATTCAATGTCGCAAACCCAGACACTTTTGGAGATTTCTCTATTGGGGCCGCAGCGACTCTTGAGGATATTTTAGAAAACGTAGACATAAGGTTTGTTGCATCTACTTCTGGGCTTTCAAGCGGAGCTATAGTTCAAACATGGTTAAACAGCGGAAAAGAGACGGGCATGAATTTGTCCCACCCATCAAAACTTAATTTTAGATCCGATGTAGACAAGCCTGTCTTTAATATCGGGGACACTCACAATCCTTTTACTGGTGGGGCCATGAAGTTTGTGGCCGACGCCACCAGTGATACTCACGAATCTAAGTTTTTTCACTTCGGTGGAGTTGCGGAAGACGGAAGCAACGGAGAAAGGCTAAAGATTAGTGGAGATTTCACCATGTATGCGGTGTTTTCTTTCGACAAGTCTGCATTCAAGGCTGCAATGTCACCTCTTTGGGTTTACAGCACAGTAAGAGAGACAACAAATCCAGTTCTTGAGGTTCTTAATTCTTCGCAGCAGATGAAAGTTAGACTAAGGGGTGATAATCAAATTGCTACAAGTTATGATTCAATTCTTAATGCAGATGATTTTGGTCAGGACCTTCAATCCAAAATGACCACAGCGAATGGCGACATGGTGATTATCGTTTTCTCTAGAGACACAAGCGGTAATTTTTCAGTCTATGATGATGATGCTCTTGGATTCATAAATGCAAAGAAGAACATCGGACGTTTTGACGCTGCTAATAACAACGACATTTTTGTAGATAGCTTTGGACCCAAGTGTAAGAACAGAGATATTACCTCAATAACTGGCGGTAGGGCAGTTGACAATGTGTCAGTTGCTCAGATTTCAGATGGTGATGCAGTGTATTTGGCAGAGTGGGGATTGTTTAGAAAAGCCATTGATGGTCAGAAATCAGCAGCGCTCGGTAGGCTCCTAAAACAGAAATATCAAATTTCTTAAATTTGTCTCATGCACTGTGTAAAAAAGAATAATGCGTCCTCTACGCCGCGAACCGCAAAGAAAGGCGGTAGGGTGAAAAAGAAGGGCGTCAAGCTCAGAATGGGAAAGCACAAGTCTCGCACTGGGGGCTTGACCAAAGCTGGCCGAGAAAAGTACAACAGAGAAACGGGATCCAACTTAAAGGCTCCACAGCCTGGAGGTGGTCCTCGTAAGCGTTCTTTTTGTGCTCGAATGAAGGGTGTAAAGGGCCCTATGAGAAAAAACGGGAAGCCTACACGTAAGGCCCTTGCCCTTAGAAAGTGGAAGTGCTAATGAAAACGGTAAAGGGAAAAAAGACAAAAAACTTCACCGTCTTAAACAAGACGATGACTGTTGACCCCCCAAAAGGTTATCACTGGATGGAGGAGGGTGGTAGATACTACCTTATGGCTGGCGATTACAAACCGCATCCTGGAGCTGTAGCTAAAGCTAAGTTCAAGATGGCAAATCACGCTAAGTCATGAAGGTAATGAAGAAGGGGGGTACCAACAAGGATGCCTGCTACCATAAGGTAAAGCGCAGATACAAAGTGTGGCCTTCGGCCTACGCCTCTGGCGCCGTGGCCAAGTGCCGCAAAGTCGGTGCTAAGAACTGGGGCAACAAGAGCAAAAAGAAGTAATGGCAGTCAGGAAAACAGCAAAGGGGCTTGCCCTCAAGCGCTGGTTCAAGGAAGACTGGCGTACACCACGCGGTAAGAAAGGGTATAGCGGAAGCGACAGAACCTTTCGGCCCACAAAAAGAGTTTCTTCTAAAACACCTTCCACATGGTCTGAGTTGACCCCCGCTCAAAAAGCTAGGGCAGCAAAGGAAAAGAAGACAAAAGGCAGAGTGTCAAGGTATAAGCCGAAGCTTAGAAAGAAGAAAAAGAAATAACACTTATATTTGCAAAAAACCACCAAACACAAATGGCAACTACAACTGCAACACTCACGCTCTCCAGCTCAGATTTGACTGGTGACTCTTTGTCCATCTCGACCTCTACTACCCTCACGAAGGGTAATAGCGTTACTGGGTTGGATCAAACAACAGGCGTAAACAGAAAGATCTACACCTCTGCATCTGAGGCTGTTCTTTTTGACGAAACCGATTTCGGCGCGGCGTCGGACCCCGCTCACAAGATTTACATCAAGAATCCAAGCACTACCAGCTCTGAGTACTTTACTATTAAGTTGGGTAATGGAACTGGAGACTCTAATGCCTTGGAGGTTGGAAGACTGTATGCTGGAGATTGGATGTTCCTTCCCTACAGCGCAGCAAACAACACCGACATTACAATTACCCCAAGCGTGTCTACATCTATCACGCTGGAGTACTTGGCTATTTACCACTCATAATGGGTACAGTTCGGTCCAACATTAGGATTCAGACTGTAGATGTCCTTGCCTCAAACATTGACATTTCTGCTGCTGTAACATTGATTGCAGACAGTGGTAATGTTCAGCGCGTAAAGGTATTAGGTACGGCGGCAGGCGCCTCGGCTCAAAGCATTCACAAGGCAAACGAGAAACTCAACAGAGCTTACTTGTATGTCAGAAATCTCGGGACAGAAGTTGAAAAGTACGCCTATGTGTACGCTGACACTTCTGCTGATGATCCCGTCCTCGCCAAGCTTGGCGGTGGTGAGTTTTGCTTTATGCCTGTTGATCCAGCAGTGAATCTGAAACTATATGGTACTGACGTTGATCAAATTGTCGAATTTGCAGTGTTTGGTCTCGACAGCTCAGCAGTTAAGTACTCATAATTAGAAAACATGGCAAAACTTACAAATCAAAGCGAGTTCAATAATGTTGCCTTTGGGCAGCTTGGAAGCGCTTATCAGAATCAACAAAACGACAAGATTCAGCCCCCAACGGGTATGGTTATTGTGGCGATTCAGTTTTTGAAGGACACGACGCTCAACGATCTTGTTTCTGCTGAGCCAGACAATCTTATTAGCAGGGCGCACGCTGCCAACAGTCTTTCTGTTGATAGCCCCACTGCTGTAGAAGGCGCGGGTGGAATCGCTATTCCAAACACTGCGGTGTTCCCCAAAGGCATGACGATTTATGGAAGATGGACTGAGGTTTCAATGCAGTCTTCAGACGATACGACTGGAGGGTACATTGTATACTTCGGTCACTGATATAGAAAAACAATTTAATTTATGGAAAACGAAAACATTACTACCGAAGCTCCTCAGGTGGAGCAACCACAAGTGGAACAACCTCAGGTTGAAGCTCCCCAGGAGTCTCAGCCAGAAGTACAGTTCTTTGACAACGCGGAAGACTTTGCTCAGTCTATGCAGCAGCCTCAGGCCCAGCCTGAGCAGCCACAGGAAACACCATACGTGGATCCAGAGGCCGCATCTGTTGAACCGACTCCGCAAGAGCAACCGCAATACACGAATCAACAAGTCGAGCAGGCTATGTTTGGATATCTCAGTGAGAGGCTGGGAAGAGACATCAACTCGCTCGACGACTTGACATATACAGAGCAAGAGCCTCTACAGCTCGACTCTCGAATTCAGAAGATTGCTGACTTTGTGCAAGAGACAGGCAGATCTCCAGAAGACTGGATGGCGTATCAACGTCTAAACCCAGAGAACATGGATGATATGTCGGCTCTTCTCATTAACACAGCAATGGACTACCCAAGCCTTTCTAGTGAGGAAGTGAGAACGCTTACTCACAGCAAGTACAAGCTTGATGAGACCATGTATTCTGAGCAAGAGGTCAGCTTAGCAAAGCTTCAGCTCAAAGTAGACTCAGAGAAGGCTAGAAAATCTATTAACGAAGTGAGAGAGACCTATAAGGCTCCCGCTTTAGAGGCTCCATCCGATCCTGAGTCTTTTCTTGACGACGAATGGTTGGCGGACATGCGACGAGAAACATCCGCGCTTACGGGTCTAGAGTTTGACCTTGGCAACGGAAGCAGTTTCCAGTTCGGATTGGACGACTCCTATCGGAATCAACTTATCGAAAAGAATTCTCAACTTGAGGATTACTTCGACCCCTATGTCCGTGAAGACGGAACCTGGGATTACGACAAGCTCAATTCACATAGAGCTGTGGTAGACAACATTGATCATATCGTTGCTAACGCATACCGTCAGGGTATCAGCGACGGATCTAAGAACGTTGTCACCAAAGTCGCTAATTCTAGTGTTCAGTCTCCACAGACAAACCCAAATCAAAACCCCGTTGACCCAGTAAACGAGCAGCTCAAAGGAGTAATCGGAAGCATGGGTCGCGGACTTTCTTTCAATCCTAGAATCTAAAAATTATGGCACTTTCAAACCCCGTAGACGGTGGTTCGGTAAACAGCGGTACTGGTTTATTTACCCCCGCCGACAACCCACTCGTCACAAACGGATCAACTGTTGCAGGATCGTTTAAGGCGGATCCTTCAAAGTATGTAACAATCGGCGAACTCATCGGCGAATACGCTAAGCCCGATGTTCGTGAGGCTCTTATCAAAACCTATGGCGATCAAGGTATCACTGGCTTCTTGAAGCTCACAGGCGCTGTCAATGCGGCTGCTACTCAAGACGAAGTTACCTACTTCGAAGAGGCTAGACGTCACAAGCTTCTCGTTTGCACCGAGTCAGGCACCGTTTCAAACTCAAACGGCTTGCTCGCAAACGTTACTTTTGCTGACGGAAACGGACCTCAGTTGTACGACGTCATTATGGACAAGTCCAATGGACAAAAGTACATCGTAAACGCAGTAACCGACGGAAACGACGGTGATGCTGTGGATGTAAACTTGTCTACTTTGGATGGCAACACCTCCAACACCATCGCAGCTGCAGCTGAATTTATTATGCTCGGCAACATGTACCCACAGGGTACAGCTCAGCCAGGTGAGCACATGGAGCCAGGCTTGGTGAAGCGTGTGAACCCATTCATGATCATCAAGGATCGCTACCAAGTTACTGGTTCTGCGGCAACCAACATTGGTTACGTGAACCTCGGTAACGGCGATTACAGATGGTACATCAAGGGTGAGCAAGACACTCGCGCTCGCTTTGAAGACAAGAGAGAGATGATGATGTTGTTCGCCGAAAGAAACAGCCCAGGCACAGGCCCAGGCACAACTGTTGACGACATCACTGGATCTGAGGGCTACTTTGCAGCTCTCGAAGACAGAGGTCTCGTTCAGTCTGGCTTGTTTGCAAGCCCATTCTCTGCAATGTCTGAGTTTGACACTATCATCAAGGAATTGGACAAGGAAGGAGCTCCTGCTGAGTACGCTATGTACCTCAACAGAACTCAAGACTTGGCTATCGACGACTTGCTCGCAAACGGTATCGCCACTCAGGTGACTGCTGGCTTGGCTGGTCAGTTCGGTGCATTCCAAAACTCTGCTGACATGGCTGTTGAGCTCGGATTTAAGAGCTTTACTCGCGGTGGCTACACTTTCCACAAGCACGACTGGAAGTTGTTGAACGACCCAACGTTGATTGGTGCGATGAACAATGCCAGTGCCATTCAAGGCGCCATGGTTCCAATGACGCAAGTTGTTGATCCTAAGTCTGGCATCAAGGCTCCTGCTTTGGAAATGAACTACAAGGCTGCTAACGGCTACAGCCGTGAAATGGAGCACTGGGTGTCTGGTGGCGGTGTTCTCGGATTCAACAATAACGGAGACGATGGTAAGGACGTTGCTACGTTCCACTACCGCTCTGAGATTAACTTGATCACGAGAGCTGCTAACCAGCACGTATTGCTCAAGGGATAATTAACCTGAAGTGACGGGGAGGCCCTTTGGGGCTTCCCCTTATCTTCATAATACTTACAATTATGGGACTAGTAAATTCTAAAAGAGAAAATCATGTTTTTCCTCTGTACCTTAAGGGCGCTGCGGTAGAACTTAATGATGACTCAACTCCTGCGTTGCCTATTGACACCAGCCTTATTGTTTTTGATATTAACTCTGGCGGAACTCAGTCCTTCACACTTGCTGATGGAACTGTTCCAGGTCAAATCTTGACGATGATTATGGAAGGCGGAAGCGCGTCTAACGACGTTGTTGTAGCGATTGCCAGCTATGTTTTTGCTGACTTTGTAAAAGTTAAGCTTGACCTTACAGACGAATCTTGCACGCTGATCTGGAATGGTGAGGCTTGGGCGCCACTTGCACTTGGTGTTGGTGAGCTCGACGCATCGTAATCTAAATAGGTCTTTTAAAGACTACTAGAAAGGCTCCTGCGGGGGCCTTTTTCTTTTGCAGTATATTTGTAATTCATGAAGCAATTCCTGTTTATTAAAACAGCTACAGACGTAGTAGCTTTGCCTGCCTCCGCTCTTTTAAGAACAGAGTATACATCTGACACTTCTGTCAGTTTGTTTTTTAAGACAACTAAATCTGGAAAGGACGCTACTACCGTGGTTGTCCTTTCTGTCACTTCAGGCAAAGCCAAGGACGTCATCTCAAGCATCTCCAATGTGACGTCTTCACTATCATCAGTTAGTTCGATTCTCTTTGATGATGTTGACAACTTCTTCTCCGTGGCAGACGTTACGGCTATTTCCTCAGTCACCACAACAGCAGACCCAAGCTCCTCAGCAGGTCCTACGGGTCCTACGGGGCCAACGGGGACCACGGGGGCAACAGGTCCTACTGGTCCAGCAGGCCCAACATACGGATCTATTACCTGTGGATTTTTTGACGACATCGGAACTCTTACTCACTATCTTCCCCTAAACGGACCACCGACCGAGCAAACATCCGACAACAACTCTTACGCAGACTGGCTTTGCCCATGCAACATTGTTGTAAAAAGCGTACAGCTTAGGTTCTCTAATTTAAGCGGAGCAGGAAACCTTACAATGACCGTTGAGAAGGACGCCATTGGAACTGGGGTCGACACAGATGTCGAGTCAGAAACGGTGGCTGTAACGGCTACAGATGATCAGGACGTAGTTCACTTTTTGTTTGACAACGCAGCTCTTACAAAGGGTGAGAAGCTGAAGATCAAAATTCAAGCGTCAGCAGATGTAACTGGTAGCTCAAACAACTTTGCTGTTGTCGTTTACGAAGCAGACTGGGACACTAGATACACGCAGTCAAGCGGGGTAATCAGTTCTTGATTATATTTGCATAAGTTTTTAATTCTAATTCAATGTCACAAACAACTAGACGGGCTCCTGGGCGCCCCAAAAAAGCTCAGACAGAGGCTAATGCCATCCCAGCAACACCGCCTCCCGCTAAGAAAAAGGTATCTCTCAAAAGAAAGGAGCAAGACCCCCACATTGCAAGGGTTTACGAAATTCCAAAAAAGGGCGGTATTGTTTACATGATTCCTCAGAAAGGCGTAACTGTTTACGACGACGAAAGGGATACAGTTAGGGAAATGAGATACTGCCCAAATGAGCCTTCAATTTGGGTCGATGAGCAAAGCGAAAACGCAAGGAAAGAAGCCATCATTTTCCGAAACGGAAAGCTTATCGTGCCAAGAAAACAACCAAATCTCAGAAAGTTTCTCGATCGCCACCCTCAAAATATGGCTAACGGGGGTGATTTGTTTAAGCAAATGGATGAAGCAAAAGACGCTGAAGTTAAGCTTAATGAGGAGATGAATCAGTTTGAGGCAATTTCTATGATGAAAAACTCAGAGCTTGAGGATCTTCTTTCTGTAGCCCTGTTTTTTAACGTCAACATTGACAGAAAAACTAATGAGATAAAGTACGACCTTCTTCAGATTGCAAAAAGGAACCCAACTAAATTCATTCAGGCTTTTGATGATCCTGCAGTGAAGATGAAAGCTCTTGTTCGTCAAGCAAAAGATTATCAAATTATCAAAGTGGCGAAAGACTCAGTTCGTTGGTTTGACTCCAACAGTCTTATTGTGTCCGTACCGCACGGTCAAAATCCAGAAGACATCATGGTAAGGTTTTGTCTTACAGAAAAAGGCTCGTCAGTGGTTTCAGATATCGAGAAGCAACTCGACCTCTAAGACCGATTCTATACCAAAACGAAGGGCCAGCCTAGTGCTGGCCTTTTTCGTATATTTGCGATAAATAGGCCCAAATGGTAAACATTGTACAGGTATTTAACACTTTGAAGTCTTTGGCCAACGAGGATCAATCGGGATTCATTACCCCTTCTTCGTTCAGTGATTTTGCCCCCATTGCTCAGATGAATATCTACAATGAGATTATGGACAATTCGGCTGAGGCGAAAAAGATTCACAGAGCAAGTCTTAGCTCTAATAGAGGTACCTCTGAGTACAATAAGTCCAAGACTCGTCAGGCACACTACTTTACTCAAAAGACACTTATAACGAATGCCGATGGAAGGCTAACGCTCCCGTCTGACTTTTCGTTTATTTCGTCAATGTATGTCAAGGACAGTTCGTCGCGGAGTTCGTCCGAGGATGTTGATGGCACGATTGTTAATTTTAAGTACGACGACCCAGCAGTAAGAGAAAGGTCAACTAAGCCCTACTCTCTTACCACCTCAAGCGATCAGATTGATTACAACGGCTTCTTTTCGGGCGGAGATGGAATTGTTATAAAAAGAGGAATCAACGCATTGCTTAATTCTAAGCAAGTCCAGTTTAACTACTACAGAACTCCAGGAAGCATCGTTAAGGGATCTTTGACTATTGCTCAGCCAGCACTAGGTGTAACGACACTTCAGGGCGGAATTCAACGGGTTGAAAGCTATGAGTCCAAGCACTTTGATCTTCCTGCCAGTCAGTTCTCTGAGGTTGTAGCGGAGATGGCAAAACTCATAGGCATACAGCTTGAGGAAAACATGATCTATCAGTACGGGAACATGGAGGATTCTCAGCCCGAAAAAAAGAACTTTGACTAATGATAAGCCTCAAAGAAATATACGACGAGTTCATGTACTCTATTGAGGACAATGACTTTGGTTACTCTGTAAATCCAGACCTTGTTTGGATACACGGTAAAAAAGCAATTAGATCAATTTATGCTGATGGTTTTTTGAGCGGTGGGATAAAGTCTCAAAAACTTACGATTTCTACGGACACATCTTCTGCAGACATCCCCTCAGAGGTTATGAAGATTACAAAAGTAGGAATCATTGGCAGTGATGACCTTATTTATGTTTTCAAAGAGAACAAAAACATTTCATTCATATCTGGGCCTAGCGCTGGTGCGGGAATAAGTACGGATGATGACTTCAATGACTTTGTGTTTCACAACTACTTGCTTGATGGAAACTATGGTCAAATTTACGGCGTTGCTGCTGGGCAATCAGTTGGAGCGTACAGAATAGATGAGGCTAACGACAAGATTTACTTTGACACCTCCAGCAAGTACACGGAGTGTCTGATAGAGTACATTGAGGACCCATCAATCGCAAGTAATCCAGAGATTCATGAGTACTACGAAGACGCAGTTAAGTCTTACATGTACTACAAAATCGTGGAGAGAAAGTCAAACGTACCGATTTCCGAAAAGCAAAGAGCAAGGAAGGAGTACTACAATGATATGAGACTTGCCAAGGCAAGAGCATCTAGCTTTTCCAAAGAGGAGGCGCTCAAGACAATTAGAAAGAATTTTAAGCTGGCTAACAAGTTATGATTGGTAAACTTTTCCCAAGGCTCTTAAACAAAAGCGCCAACAGGTCTGCCATCAAACCGAATGAATTTACAGATGCTCTAAACATCTTGGTAACTTCAGACGATGGGGGAGACGGCAATATAATTAAGAAGGGTAACGGCACTATCAGAAGTGTTGTTGCCGATCCTGAGAATTTCCCATTTCCTGACATTGGGGTTTCGGAAAATGTAGTCGGTCATCTTGTAGATCAGGAGAAGCAGAGGGTTTATTACTTTGCTCATGGCGAAGGATCAAACGGAAAGAGTAGTGCAATCTATCTTCTTAAGCAGACTGGTGAAAATGAAATATCCCTTATGTGCTTGCTTAGGGACGACGACTTGGACTTTTCTAGTAAGGACTTTGTCGATGCCGACCTTATAAGGGTTCCTGTAAGAAAAATAGACACGGGAACAGACTCAACAGTTAGTGGGGCTACTGGTGATGATACATCTCCATTTGAAGATGATGGATTGACTGAAGAAGAAGGGAGTACCTCAGCATTTTCAATAGTTACTCCTCCAACATTTCCCAGCCCCTATCAAATAACAACTGCAGACTATAATGCCTCAGGATTTCAGTACGAAGGTGGATCTATAACTGTTGGAAACTTTGGCACGGCCAATGCAACGGCGACCATAACTATTGAGGTACTCGCAAACGGAACTGGAGTTACGGCAGCCCCAATTTTTTCAAATCAGGGAACAGCCACTGCCACCATCACTGTTCCTGGATCAAGTTTTGGTCTAGAGATTCCATTTTCTTTCACTGTCAGTAACGCTGCTAATGCGGGTGGAGACTTCTCTATTCCATTTAAGGTAACGGTGTCTGAACAACAAACTGGAAATCTTACAGGCCCCCCATTTTTTCAGGAGTATACTGAGACCATTAATTTTGTGTCGCCTCAAATTCTTTACCCAGAAAACTTCGTCGTTAGGTATCAAGGAACCAACTTCCTTCAGACTACAAACACTCCAAATGTGTTTGCCGAAGACTGGGGAGCTGTCGATTTGGGCGAGATTCCAGAAAATGAGTTTAACGCCATCATTGGCCCCTTTCAGGTTGAGATTACTGGGGATGAGCCAAATGAATTTCAATACAGGCCAGACTTAACTTTTCAGGCGTACACCGCTCCAGTGGGTTCTCAATCTCCTGTCCAAGGGGCGTGGACCATAGGCGGTATTGCAGATTCGATTGCGGATGTTTTCGTCCCCACCCCTACGACTTCCCTTTCTTCCTATCAATCCTCTCTTAATACAACTATTGCTGGAGACATCCCTCTTGCGGATCAAACATTTAGTTTTTGGATTGTAAAGGCAACAGACACAATAGACTGGATTGATGATTACGGGCCAGATTTTGTAATACCTTTCACGATTCTTCTTCAAGACGGAGGAGAGTTCACCCTCACATCGGGACAATCTTCATTCCATGAGGGAGACTTTGTCGCTCAGGTTTCCGACGTGCCCACCCCTCCTCAAATTATTGTGGAAAATCCCTTTGGGGCCATAGGTTCTGAAGCAGTTTTTGCACCCCATGTAGACGACAACACATTTGAGTACTCTGGACAGGAGCAGCAATTTGGATTTACGGTTACAAACAACGGCGAAACTGAAGGTTTTTTCCGCATAAATACGGATTGGTCTAAAACTGCTTACAACGATCTTTTCGATAATTACTCTGGTCAAGATCTCCAGCAGTACATACAGGGGTTCGAAACAGAAAATCAAGGAAGGTGGAGAGGCATGTGGGAAATGACTTACTTCGATTTGTTAGATCCAAGCAGCGGCACACTCATAAGTGGGCCTCATAACTTGTTTTCAAACAGATATACAAATCTTGAATTTGGTGCGGGAGAACCACCACTTGGGTCTAGCATGAGTGGAGTCGCAGCACTGCAGGGATGGTTTACGAATCAGCCTGAAAACGTATTTCAGATTCCAGGAGAGTCAAGTATATTGGTTAGGTTTTACGCCTCTAACGCAGAGGGTCTTTTTGCTACTGCTGGATTTAGTGGTGGCGGAGCTGAAATTGGCGGAGACAGTACTATTTCTGATGTATATGTTGGGAATAGCGGCCCATACAGCTTCTGGGGTGAACCTAACTCTTCCACTGGATCTCAAAACAGCGACGCTCTTGATGTGTTCGTCGAGACTAGCGTAGACAACAGCGGTTTGTCAGGAACATTTTCAACCACGGTGTTTGCCTCTACTGTTGTTTATGACGTAGACCCAGATTACGTTGGACCGCTTAAGATTTGGGCTCCAAAAACGCCTCTTGCAAACGGTCACCCGCTCGTGTCAGACGAGGTTCTTGGAGGGTCAACAGGGGCGGCATTTCTTGATTCTTTCCTTCCAGAAGGAAGCATTTTGGGAAATTATGGGGAAGCGGATGGAGAAAAATTCTTTCTTGCGGGACTGTATTCAAATGACATCTATGCCAACCCATCAAGAAGCACTGTTGGTGGCCTTAACCCAGATCAGTGGCAAGACAGGTTTAATTTTTGGTCACAAAGGACCTCAACAGGACAGGGGTCGGTAGATATTGCTTTTTACAACTCGTCTACTGATGGATCTCCAGCCAGTGTCAAGATAATAGGAGACACAAACCTTCCTTGGTTTCATGCCAACGGAGTTGAATTTAACGAAGAAGGAACCTACGACGTCGCCTCTGTGCAAGACATTCTCGGCACTGGAGGATGGAATCAGCCTGGGACAGAAATAAATGACTCTGTTTTTACGGGTGGCCCAGGAACAGGAAACCCCAATCCTAACAAAACGGGAACTCTAGGAACAGCATGGCTTATGACCACTCCGTTCTACATCGCCCCAAATACAGATCCAGGAAATATGCCAGATTACGAAGGCTTATTTTCTAGCGCTTCTCAGTGGAACCCAGATGCAGCTGAAGGTGCTTACAACTGGCAATCGGCTCAGGGTGTCCTGTTTAGTCAAAACAAAGACCACTACCACGGAGGGTGGAGAACTGCTGAGTTTGATGTCCCTCCGAAAGGATGTGTGGTGGTAAGACTGGCGTTTTCTCTTCAGTCCCACGGACCTGGACCAACGCCTGGCATTGAAGATATTCTTCTAAACACTGATTTCCCAGACCCAGATACAGGTCTTCCCGACTATTCTGACCCTAGGACTAACTGGGGGTATCCAGTAAAAATTAACGCAGAGTGGACTGGTGGTATAACCAACCCCGAGCCCAATACCGTTTCTTTTGGACTAGCTGTTATGACTCCTGATACTACTCAGTTCAACAACATTATCTAAAATGGCAAGTGAAGTAAACATATCTGTATTTTCGGACTCAACTGAAGACAAAAACGATCTCCTTCTGTTTACAAACGGCAAGGGAGAGCCCAAGTGCATCAATGTAGAGGACGCACTTGTTTCAAAGACTGATGGGTCTGGACTTTACAATGGTAGTGTCAGCGGGTATGACAAAAAAGATTTTCTAGATGCTTGCCCTAGGGTAGAGCTTAGGCCCCTTGTTTTTGAATTTGAAAACGACGGTACCGTAAGATCTTTCTTTAAGAAAAGCAGAGGAATACAGTTTTCCTATCAGGTCATTTACAGAAAGGGGCCTATAAGCGCCCCAGCGCCCTTTAGCGATCTTGCTATACCCCCAGCCATATTTGGAACGGGGACATCAACCCTTGCTGATGTTGACGTAGAAAACGTTTGTAATGTTTATTTTCCTCTTCCTGGTGCAGAGGTAGCAGGATACCGATTCCTTTTTAGAGAAGGCAATGACGGCGCCTTAAGAATTGTGGAAGACATCTTTTTTGAGGAGGGTCTTTCAAACTCTCTTCAGGAGGACAGTACGGGTGCAACGGCTGGATTTTATCCGTTTAGAAATGACGTAAGCGGTTCTATACTTAGCGAGGTTGAGGCGTTGAAGACATTCGATAACCTACCTAGAGAAGCATTTGCCCAGGAGGTTACTGAGGACAGGGTCAATTATGCGAACTACAAAGAAGGTTTTAACAACCTGGATGTAGATGTAACAACAAGCATTGAGTTTTACGAAGCTCCAGAGCCTGGATATGAGTTTAACCTTAAGCTCATACCCACGATTTTTAAGAGAAAAAACAAAGACGGAAACATCAGCGCCTCATTCGTATCTCTAAATGCCACTCAAAACAGGCATGAGGAAAAGGTTGGCTTTGGTGTTGACGACTCTTCTCTTCCCGACACAATCGCAGCAGGTCAGTACGACATAACAATAAATGTTTCTCCCAAGAAAAACTTTCACCTGTTTTTTGGCGAAGGCGGGACTGGAAACAATTTTACGGCCTCCCCTACCACGCTTGAAAACCAAACGTATCAAAGCGACGTATGTCCCGTTGACATAAACGCGACAGGCTCTTTTGGTAAGTTTCAGCCGCACTCAAGAGAGGGTGTACCCACGGATCAAGACCTATTAAACCCATCCTTTCCAGTTGGTTTTGATTCTAGAAAGGGGAAAAACAGGGGTGTAAGCATACGCCCTGAGCTTGACTTAAACCCAAACATGAGTTCGCTCGCATGGAACTCAACAAGCGGCTCCATTGATGTAAGCACGGGAAGACACAATACTTCTCCGTTTATCCTGAAGGGTGGAATTTTGAAGTTTAGGGCCGTTATAAGGGTTCCAGATGCGGGTGTTCCAAAGTTTACCTTTGTAGACTCCTTGCTTCACGCTTTCTTTGGTCTACCCGCAGCCGAAAACCCCATTGTTAGCTCTGAAGGAGCACAGCTTTTTCCGATTACTGATCAAGACTGGTTTGCAAATCATTCTTATAATTTGAACCTTGACAACGGCTCTCAGTTTGATCACGAAGGAAATGAAAACTCAGATCTCGTCATATCCTTTACTAAGAACTTTGACTCAACTAAGGGTGGGCAAGAAAACGCAGGCGCTCCTGAAGCGTTCGGGATTGTAAACAGAGTTTCTGCTAACTTCTGCTTAGAACCAGCTACTTCTGTTTCTGGATATAACAAGTTTTTTGGGGAAATAGCAAACACTGGATCGTACAAATTTACTTTGCCAGAGGGTGGAAGCGCCACATACAAGGGCGTATTCTTAACGCTTGGATACATCGACGACATTGACATTAAAACATGTGTTCCGCTTCCAGTCACTACGTTTGGGTCTTTGATTTCTCAAGAGTCTTTTAATGGGTTGACGGGATATGCAGACGAAGAGTCAGACCCAACCCAGAGACTTAACGCAAGAAGGTATGTTGGTCGAGGTACGTCGAGATGGGACCGAGGGACCTTCAATGGAGCTGACACACTTCAGTGGCCCTCCATTGAAAAACAACTCGTGGTCGGGGAAAATGCTCACGGACCAGCGATGCAGCACATACCTAACGCAATTTTCTCGAGTGGAGTTGACACCATATCATCAGGAACTACTAAAGTTCAGTACAGCACGGATCTTGGCTTCCCTCTTTCTGGCGCACCAACGCCGCCTTCAACTGGTCAGCACACGGACGCTGTATTTGCAACAAAACGTCAAGTGCTCGACATGGATGGGAACGGCATTGATGGAAAAATTCAATGCGACTGGCATCCCGCGCCTATCGGAAGCTGGGCGGTTTTCGATAACGCATCCACGGTCAGCTTATCAGGTTGGGTTGGGTTCGGTTTTTCAGCCCACAAGGACGTTCCAGGTTCTGACGAATATGGAAGCGACACACTCCTTACAGGAAGGCCTTCAACAATGCTTGGAAACCTATCTAAATACTACGAGGGAGGTTTTACAAACGAGAACCTGTATCTAACCGAAGCTGGCTACGAGGGAATATCTAAAATAGGCTACACCCTTCATCAAAGGCCCACTGGGTCACTGGCTGCGCTTAGATCTAGATCTATTTACTCTATGGTAGATGGATTCGCAGGTCCAGGGGGCGGAGATGCTGCACTGACAAGAGGATATGGTTACAACGGCGGTGGCACGGGCGACGCTTGGGGAGATCCATTTACGAACGGAACTCATGATCTTTCTGATATTTCAAAAAACATCTGTGGTTCTTATTCAAACAAGAGGGGGTCTGTAACCGCTTGGAGCCTGCTGGGGTTTGTTGACAACATGCCTGGCATGCTTGTCGGAGAGATCACAAAGAGGGACATATCAAAGTTTGAGGGATTCACTCCTGAGGGAGTTAGATCGTTGATGTTTAGAGACTCTAACCTCTCTAGGACATTTGTTAAGTCTCATCCAAAAATGATTAGGGGGCCTCAGCAGATCACAGTGGCTGTTGTGGGTCAGTTTTTGCCACCAGCAGGAGACACAAACCTTCAGATGTCTACGGCGCAAGCTGGTGATGTAGTCAACGTGCCAATGTATTTTGGAGGTGTTACCACGGGGCTAGGCAACGCCTTGACCGTATACGGCACTCAGACGTCGTTCTTGAGTTCATCTCACTCCTACGTGTCAACATCTCTTGGTTACAATCAATTTGATAGGAGTTACGAAAAAACAATTAAGGACTCATGGCCAGTTTCGCTTTCCGCAAAGCTTACAAATGGGGTGGCGTCAATAAACTCAGACTCCATAGAGCTGTTCAGCTACTCGTTTAAGACCAATGCGTCTCACGAGTTTGGAATTGTTTATTACGACGAAAAAGGAAGACATGGTGGTGTTCAGCCATGCCCATCTGTTTTTGTTCCTGGCTACAGTGAAAGGCCCGACGGAAAACGTGGTCCCGCTAGAATATCGCTTACCATAAATCATGCTCCCCCAATATGGGCAGACAACTACAGGATTGTTTACGCTGGAAACAACAACGTAGAAAGATTTATTCAGTACTCAGTGGACGGGGCGTATGAGAGAAACGGAAACCTGTATGTTAATCTAAACACTCTCCAAGGGGACTCTGCCTCGTTTAACGGAAAGTACCCAGCTGTAAATCAGTACGATGGGTCAAAGGAGCTGTATAGGTTTGCTGAGGGTGATTTTCTAAGAGTTCTTTACTACTCTGACTCCACGGGGGGTGTGGTGTACCCAGATCAGTCTTGGGAGTTTCCAATCGTTGATCTTGTTACGCTGTCTCCTCAGCTGTCTACGGAAGATCACCCACTATTTTTTACCGACTCTGGACCGCTTTCTGACCCAACTTTTAACATAGCTAGAAGCGGTCAAATGCTTGTGGTGGAAAACAATCCGTCGGCAACAAACTTCTCTATTAGCGACGTATCAAACTCTTCAGACTTCTGGAAGAATAGGTGCATTGTAGAAATAGTAAGGCCAAAGGACGCGCTTTCAGATGAGGCTAGGCCTTATTACGAGACTAACTACGGAGGGAGGGTCACCAACGGGGGAACTGATTCAAGAACTCACGAGTTCAACACCATAAATATGTTTCAGGGTGACGTGTATTTTAGGGGTGTTCCTGTAAACATTCAAGACTACGACGATTCATTGGGGGAGTATGTTCCAGTGGTTTCTGGAACCTCAAATTACCCAGAAAGAAGTGATGATTTTGCTCTGTATTACTTGGAGGCTGATGGATTTACGGACTTCTATGTGTCAAAATCCAAAAATTACGGTAGACTTCATTTCGTCAGCCCTAATCAAACGGAGACAAGACGAGAAAGCTCAATTTCTTTTTCCGAGCTTACCGCCCCAGGCTCTTACGACATAAACTGGCTTTCATTTCCTCCAGTAGGAAACTTTAAGGATTTGAACACTACGTTTGGATCAATACAGAAAATAGACTATGACGGCTCGTTTATGAACGTCTTTTTCGAAAATCAGGTGACTAGAGTTCCGTACAACAGAAACATGATTAGCTCCCTCCAGGAGGACATTCTTGTTGCTGCAACAAAGGTCTACGGTACGGAGAAGGAAAGGGAGTATAACGGAGGTGTGGGCAAACACCCTGAGTCTGTAATTCGCATAGATCAAAACTACTTCTTTGTCAACCCAGACAAGTCTGAAATTATTATGCTTAGGGACAGGCAGGCCCCTGTTATTATATCCAACCTTAATGTTTCTAGCTACTTTAAGGAGGAGCTTTCAAAGTTCCTTTACGGGCCTCGAACTCCTTTGAAGATATCCACTGGGTACGACCCTAGAAATAGAGAGCTTTTGGTTACACTGCATAAGCTGGGTGATGCTCAACTTTGGCCTGACTCTGAAGCAGACTACGAGCCTCTTAAGACTCTCGCTTTTGATCTAAAAACTCAAAAGTTTTGGAAAACAAGGTATAGCTTTAGCTCGTCTGACTACGTATCTCTTGGGGACAATTTGATATCATTCCATGCCACGGGGGTGCAGCACCCTGACAACGGTGGGGATCAAACAAGCACATACGCTTGGCTTCACAGCTCGGACGAAGTTAGTCCGAACTACATACACGGCAAGGCAGCAAAAGCTAAATTCACATCTGTGATTAACGACAGGCTAAATGAGTCAAAAACATTTAATGCTGTTGCCATAGACTCAGAAGATAAATGGAACGTAAAAGTTAAGACTGGAAAGTTGATCAATGAGGACAACGACATTGAGGTGTCAATTCCGTTTTCAAACTTTAAGAGATACTACGAAAAGTGGTACGGACCAATTCCTCCTCAACAAGAGTCTGTACTCAATCCGTCTTCGCTGGACTATTCTCAGATGTATCAAATACCGACTTTCCCGATCAATGATCACGATGGTAAGTGGTGCAAGTTTATTCCTAATTTCAAGTGGGTTGGCGGCAACAAGTTTCAGGTGAAAATGCCATACCCAGCGGGTCACCCCGTTTTCCAAACCGCGTTCCCTCAGGGGGACGCATCAAGATGTTTTGAGGTTGGAGAGCCATCCACCCCTTGGGATGGAGAAGAAACTAAAATGAGGAGAACTAGACCCCTTGGTATAAACAAGCTAAACGGTGTTATCGCTCTTAATTCAGCATACAGCACTCAGAATGCAGCAGAGCAAGCCAGGTGGAGAATCGTTGATGTTATTTACGATAGGGTTACGTCCTTAAGCAACGTTGGATACAGCCCAATAGGTGGTCAGGATTTTGAAATCTATAACATCGTTTTTGAGGCTGACTTCAAGAACATACCTCCAGCAAGAATTGACGAATGGAAAACCTTTTACAATGAGAATGAATTTCTCCACGGGGGTGTAGAGGGAGGCTTGGGAGAGGGCTTCTTAAATGTCAGAGACCCATGGCTGTCGGGCGGATACTTGTGGCCAGAAGAAGATATAGATACAGGGTTTACGAGTTTCATGGACCTCATGTTCTCACCTCTTTACTCTTACTACTTTACAGACGGATCTGACGGATCGTTTGGAATTTTTGGGTCTCAAAACGTACAGCTTTGCTTTGCGCTGAACTACCTGAATTACGGGGAAACAGTCACAGAAACTGGTCAGGTGTGGGAGAATGAAATTTTTGACATTGGGCCCAATGGGCCTGATGGAGCGATAACTGTTTCGGACCTTTTGGCGTTCTTAAATCAGTTCAACATTGTTGGGGAAGACCTAGTTGGTGACTTCAATGACGACGACTCGGTGAGCACTGCAGACCTTCTTGCTTTCTTGGGGGCATTTGGATCTACAAGCGAGGGCTTTAGTGAGGTGACGGATGTAGAAATCAATTTTGATGATGCCCTGCAGGAGGTGACATATCTTACTTGGCTTGTCCGCCTAGGATTGTTTAGCGGGGACCTTAATGAAGACCTAAAAAGAATCAAAACAATTTACTCTAGATATCCAGAAGGCGCTGGAGAGGGCACTAAGGTGAGGGGAAGATTCCTTGAGGTTGAGTGCGAAACGTCGAGTCTTGCAGAAAATCATGTTTTTGGAATTGAGGTCGATTATGATGTAGACATCAAATCATCTACCACTTCAACAAAATCAGCCGCAAGGCGTAGAACCAAAAGAAGATAATGTTTAATTTTGTAGAAAACACCACATTATGCCAATAATTATAGGAGCGGTAATAGCTGGGGGCCTTATCGTAAACGGTATCTCAACGGCATCCGCAAACAAAAGAGAAAAAGAACTTGCGGAAAAGCTTGCTGAAGAACTGAACGCTCAGGAAGACGTTCTTCAGCAGAGAGCTAATACCATGATGGACGAATTGGAGTCTCTCCGATCAGGAGATATACCGATTCCTATAGAAAGGGTTGACCCAGAGGACGTAAAGATGCCTCAGACCGCCTACGACGCTCTAGACGATGCTCGTAGCGACGAAGCCATGAAGAATTACATGGAGGGGGCTGATGCAGCTATGGCTACCGCTATTGCTGGCTCTAGCGCCGATCCTCGACTCAAGGCATACGCGAGCGCCAAGGCCACCCAGCAATACAAGCAGGGCGTTAAGCAAACAGCCTCAGAGCTTGCTAAGGACGATGTCGATGCCAAGCTTGCCGTAGGCGGCATGGAGGCTGACATCAATGCAAAAAATGCTGCAGCTCAGAACATGGCTGATCAGCAGTACGCAAACTTCAAGAATCAGTACATGCAGGCAAAAGAAGATGCTCTGCAAAAGTTCATGTTCGACGCTCAGGATCAAGGATTCGACCTTGGATATCAGGCCACTGCCATGCCACTTCAAGCTAGTGTAACCAATGCTGCTCGAACGGCTCAGCTGGGAGGAGACATAGCGTCTGCTGGTGTTAGCGCTGCAGCCGCAGGGATTAGTTTCGAAGACGCCGAGGAAGGGGGAAGAGTTAAAACTCTTGCAGAAGGTGGTGGAAACTACCTCGGTGACTTTATAAAATCTTCACACTCTACCACTGAAGCGCTATATCGGTCAAGAGACTTTATGAGGGATACGATGCAGGAGATTCAAAAGCCTTCTAATGACCCCGCCCCTGAAGAGGGCGAGAATGACGGTGACGCTCCAGATCCCTCTAACACAGGCGGTGAGACAGACGCTGCCACTAGCGCTCCAGCGATCCCTGAGGGTAGGGGAGGCGGTAAGATTGATGCTCTTATCAATCTCGAATACTTCCTTAACTCAGGAGGTAAGTTTATGGAGGACGGAGGGAGAGCGACTCGGTATCTATCCAAAGAGGATGGCGGAATGGTTGATCGAACAAAAGGTGAATTCAATCATGGAGACCCAAACAAGCCAGAAACAGGCAATGACCAAGTGCTGATTGATCAAGAAGATCTTAAGTCTGGACTTGACTCTGGCAAAATTCAGTCGTATAGGGACATTCAAGATAACGACATGGTTCAGGCGGTTACTACTGGTGATGAGCTTATTTTTAATAACGAAATGTCCAGCATGATTGAAAACCTCACCATGGACTCCATGGGGGGCGAAGAAAACCTATACGCCAACATGGGCACAAAGGTGAAAAGAAATAGATCGAAAGAAGAAATAGATGCGGCTTTGAAACTCGCAGATTATATGGGATCTTTGTTGGCGCAACCTCAATTTAGAAAGTGATGCCTAATTACTTAAAGCAATACACTCAGTTTTCTCAGGGCATAACAGATGACCTTGCTCAGTCAAGACAATCAACGCTTAAGTCCTTAAGTGACTACGGTCGCGTACAGGCTCAAAGAAATCAGGCTGAAGCAAAGCGCCAAGCCGAGGTTCGGAAGCAAATTGTAGACGATCAGGCTAAATTCGACGGAAACGACATGTGGTCGTGGCAGGCTAACGTTGAACAAAAGCACATCGAGGAAACAGGAAGGCTTTTTGCCGAAAACAAAATTGACGCCCTGACGTACACGACCATGATAAACGGTATCTACACAGATATTGAAAAAATGAAAACCAACTACAGGGCAGAAGTTGGAAACCCAGAAACGGCAAAAGAAACCGACTCAACATATTATGGGTATCTAGGAGCCATTGACGCCTGGGTAGAGAGAGGCGAGAATGTTTACGAAGATAACAGAGTGATTATCAAGGGTTTGGACCAGGGCGATGAAGGCGTTGCCAGCGCTCAGAGAGATCTAAACAGAACGTTTAGAACTAGAAATCTTGGTAAGTCTCGAAACGAACAAGTTGTAGACGGTTTTTACGACGAAAACTATCAGTGGACATACAGTGTTGGTGACCCAACTAATCTTGCCTCAATGAAAAACATTGCTGCAAAAGACTTTTTGGCAAACAACGAGGGACCAAACGCTTTCCTTAGAGAGATGACTATGGTTGACCCTCAGGTAATGGCTGATTACGCCTCTTCAAAAGAGGCTGAGCAGTTTGTTGGGGATGGCGGCGCCGAAGAGGTGAGGCAGTACTACAACGTTCAGTTTGGTAGAGATAAGCACTTCAGAAGAGACGTGTTTGATCAGTTTGGCCCAGGCATTTTTGGAGACACTCCAGATATAAAAACTCTTAGAGACATTTTCGTAGGCATGGAGGGCTCTGGCATGGGATTCAACGGGGGGTTGACTTCTATGGATTTTGATCCCAACATCCCAAATGCCAAAATGTTTGAAAAAGTTTGGGAGCTCGGTCAGTCAAACATGATTCAAGAATACGAAGCGAGACACAAGAATAAAGATGTCGTCCCTAGAAGCGAAATGCTTAACGACAATAAGATTATTCCTATTCCGTTTGAAGGCAACAAAGCCTATCAGGACGTCGTTCTTGCTGAAACAGGAGGCCCACAGCAGAACTACGGAGGTAAAGGCGCATTTAATCAAAACTTCCTTACCAGAGACGATTTTAAGGACATTGGTCCAATGACAGGTCTTGGAAAGGCTATCCAGATGGGTGAGCTGAGAGATGAGCTTGTAGGTGCGTCCCTCGTGTTTTCTGAAAGAGGAAACCTTGACAACAAACTCGTTGGTCAGTTTGTGAAGTATGGAACTAGAATGGTTCCAGACCCTAGCATTCCAGAGGAAACAAGAAGGTTGTTGGTGGAACAGGGGCAAGGGGCTGTGACTATGATTGAGGAGAAGGTTCCAATGCCATATTACGCCATCCTTGATAACGATCAAGCCGAGGCGTTTTACAGGGCTATCGGAAATTCCATAAACGCTGCGCCAGGAGATGCTGAAAAAGAGGGAGCGCGGTATATTTACAACAAATACACAAACCGATAAGACATGGCAATTCGCGCTGCGAAGAGACCCTCGTATCAGGAGTCTCTGATAAATAGTGATATTCAATCGGCACTGGACCTGGGCACTTCTTGGGACCAACTCTCAAAGCAACTCGACAAGACATACACAAGAGATGCGTGGGAGCCCATCTTTAACAAAAGACTTGAAGAGGCAGGGGGTAGTATGACTCCTTCTTTTGATGACAAAATGCAGATCGGTAGAGATCTGGGTGAGATTGATGGGAACGCAGTGGGCTTGAGCAATGAGCAAGACCTGAGGTACACTGACATATACAACAACAAGACCTTAACGAAGGGTCAACAAGCAGAGCTTGACGCGGCACAAGAGCAGGATAGAAGTTCGGCAACCATGGAGTACCTGGAATCGGACTCTGTGTTGGGCGCTATGCCCACACCCAGGTTCACCGAGAACATGCAATGGATGAAAGACCATGGGCAGCCTCTCGCCCCTCTTTCAAAAAAAGTCCTGAAAAACGCACCGATTGAGCTCAATCAGGATATACTGATGCCAGGGGAAAGTGCCCCAGGACCTACGGTTTCTTGGGATGAAGCAACATACGATGAGGTGTATGATCCAGAGGCGGTTACTCGTTTTTTGGAAAACGCTGAGGAATACAATGCTATTCTCCCGAAGTACAACAAAGATGTAGAGATTTATAATCTGACTCAAAAGCAGCAGAAAACGTGGCTTGATGATGCTCAAAAGCACATTGAGGTAGAGTCTCAAAAAATTTCTGAAGGGAAAAAATCAGAGCTTATCAACGACGCATACATGGATGGTGTCAGGGAAAACGCCCCTAACACAAATCGAATGCCCGAGAACGTAGCCCAGCCCTTTGTTTGGACCGCTTTTACAGGGGAGCAAAGAAACATTGGCAACATGCACGTTGGAGATCTTGGGATGTTCGACTTGGTGGAGCTTATGCAGGATAAGCCAGAGGAGTATGCAGCACTCAGGGCCGAAGATTCCGCTTATACTGAGATGATGAACGAGCCTTTGACCACCTTTGGGCAGGGGCTTGAAATGTACGATGGAATGTCTCCAACGGAAGTTGTGGAGCAGGTTCTTGGCGGAAGAAATGTCGAAGACATAGATCCCGCAAAACTTAGAACGAATAAGGCCTACATGCTGGCACTCAATGAGATAGCCAGAAGAAACGAGAGCTACGATGTGTTTTTTGAGTCTCGATTTCTTAGAGATTTCATGATTGAGAACACCTTTAAGGATCAGTCTTTAGAGCAGCTTCAGGCAGCAGAAAGACACATATTTGATCGCCACAACCTCAAGATAGACCTTACTGGAGACAACTATGCTGGCGGAGTAAACTCTTTTCTAAAGGATTTTGGAGTAAGCTTTGGCGCGGGCACAGCCACCTTGGGCAAAGACATTGGTGGCGTTGTCTTGTCTTTGTTTGACTTTGTAAGCGGTGGTAAGCTTGAGGGCGTATCTGAAGCTTGGGCCAACACTTTTAATTCATCGCTTGAGGACGCTAAATCTCTTAGGTCTCAACAAGTTATGAACAGAACCATGTATGAAAAGTTTGGCGACTCAGCATACATGGACATTTCAGCAGAAGACCTGATTGATTACGACCTGAAGACCATCAACGGTCTTGCCTACTTGGTTGGTCTCGGAGACAGCTTTGCTAGGGAGGAGTTTATGGATGCTTCTGAGTCTATGCCTGGCAACTTGTACAATCAGTTTGCAGCCGTAACGCTTAGCGGGGGAAGATCTCTCGGTGGGTTTAAGGGCGGGGCTGGAGGAATCATTAGGGGCATTGGATTGCAAGAGGCCTCTGCGGGAATTGTCGGGGGTATCAGGTCTTATGGAGCCAAGTATTTGGATATCATTTCCAACGAAAAGGAAAGGTACCTGTACGACAATTACACCGACTCTGAGGGGAACAGCATTGATCCAACCGAAGCCATGAACATGCTTTCAGAGGCCAGGTTTATGGGTAAAGCAAACACGTTTGAGGACCTTGGTATCAAGGTGGACAGAAGTGAGTTTAAGATCTATGGTCACGCCATAGGTGATGGGTTGGCAGAGGGGGTTCCAGAGTTTCTTGCCAACCGCCTTACAGGATTGCTTGGCAAGTGGGGGGACGGAACAATCAAGGCGTCTGGAATGGGTCGTTTTAAGGACTACCTAATCGGATACTTTGGCTCTCAAGCCATAAACCTTCCAGAGGAGGGGTTGACAGAGGTCGTGACTGGCTTGTGGCAGTCATACAACAAAAGCCTTATCACGGGTAAGCAGTGGAACTGGAATGAAGCTATGGAGCAATCCAAGCACGATTACATGATGGGTGTTATGATGGCTCCAGCTGGGTCTACGGTCATGACTGGCGTTGGCATTGCCAAGCAAGAAAAAATGATTGCAGATGGCCTAGCGCAAAATCCTGAATTTGTTACGGTTTACAATCTTCAGCAAACCATAAGAAATCAGGAGAAAAAGAACAGCGCCGACGCGCAGAGGATGATAAACATCAACAGATTGTTGATGAATAAAAACCTCCCAGAGTCTACTAGGGCTTCTATGATGGACGAAGCTAAAATGCTTCAAAACAGACTTACAGAAAAAGACAAGATTGCTGTTGATCAGGCAGATACTTTGGTAAGGGAGCATGAGCAGATTGCTTACAGCATGATTTCCCTGAACACAATCATGCAAAGACTGTCGGCTGAATACGATGCGGCATCCGAAATAGAAGACGAAAATCAAAGAAAACAAGATCAAGACCGTATCCACGGAAACATCGAGGAGGCGGTTCAGCGAATGGAGGAGTTGAAAGGGGATGCTGCAAAAGCCCTCAGCAAGCCAGTAACATTTAAGGCAAGGGACGGTCAAGGCAATCAGCTCGAACAAGTCATGACTGAGAGACCAGCCACCCCAGAAGAGGTTGCTGAGCTTCAGGGACTTACGTCTAAGCCAGACCCAGAGACTGAGTCACTTCAAAATGAGGCGGAAGAGGGAATGAAGGAGTACGACGATGATCTCGACGCTCAAATTGCAAGGGAAAACGATGTGCTTATAATTAAGGGAGCCCTAGAAGATGGCACCTTGGATATGGAGGGAAAGGTGGATGATGAGGAGTTTAACTCTAGATTCCAAGAAGGAGTCATTGATTTGTTAAAAAGTGTTGCTCCGTTTATTTCAAATAACGCATACACCACTGCTCACGGATCTAGAAAGGCTTTTGAGCAGGATAAAGATGTTATTGCATACGCGGAAGAAAATGGCATTTCTGTGTCTGAGGTTGAGGCCCTTGCAGTAACTCAAGACGGCAAGATTGTTGGCATTATTGTTAGCCCAGAAACAAGCTCAAAAGCCGTTATTCACGAGCTTGGGCACGCAGGCCTTAGAGAGGTTTATGAAAACGAAACCCACAGAAAGGCCCTTGTTCAAGAGCTGCACGACCTCGGAAAGAGAGGAGGAAATGCAATGCTTTCTGGCTGGATAAATGCTACTCTAATTGACTACAATCTCACTTCCGATCAGCTTAATGAAAGGGGGATGCCAGATATTACTAAGCTAACAGCAGCTCAAGAAGAAGAACTGTTGAACAGCTTCTTTGAGTCCATGATAACAAATCAGTGGGCTGGCATGGCAGGAGCTTCAGTTGAGTTTAGCCTCAGCAAAATGGAGTCACTATCATCAGCATTCTGGGGGCTCGTGAGCAAGAAAAACAGACTCGCAGACAGAATGAGCGTGAGTGATCGTGCTGGTCTGATAGAAGTGCTTTCCAAGTTTAGGGCTGCAAT